TTTCACTTTGGTGACTGTAGATCTTCCACTTCCTAAGGGAATGGACATGGCGGCTCGCGCTTCTAGCGCAAAAGCTGGTTTGTCTATCCGTTTGGTTCGTGGCTACGACATCACAAACGATAAGTTCATCTCTCGTTTAGATGTTCTTTACGGATGGAAAGCTATCCGTCCAGAACTTGCTTGCCGTATCCAGGGCACGTAAGCGATTTCGAGCGGGGGCCTACGGACGGGTGCCCCGCTCTTTCTTTCTCTTAAATACACAAAGGAGCTTAAGTGAGTACTGTTAGCGATTTGATTAAAGATTCACTTAAACTTATCGGGGCTATTGCCAGCGGCGCGTCTCCATCCTCTGCGGAATCAGCAGATGCTTTGCGTGCGCTAAATCGTATGCTCGGAACTTGGAGTAACGACGGTCTCATGATTTACGAGCGATCTAGAGAGTCCTTTCCTCTTGTCGCGTCTCAAGCCTCTTACACTTTCGGACTTACCGGCGAATTTAACTCTAGCAGGCCTATGTTAATCGAATCAGCTGCTGTCTTAAGAGATGGCTCTGAGTACGCAGTCACTATTATCAATAACCAAGAATGGGCATCAATCTCTCAGAAGAGCACGCGCTCTTCATTCCCAACTAAACTCTATGTTGAGGGATCCTATCCTTTAGCGACTCTCTCGCTCTGGCCTGTGCCGAGTGAGGTGAATAATTTAATTCTATACACGAAAAAACCTCTGGCTCAGTTTGCCTCAGTCAATGATGTGGTCTCTCTTCCTCCGGGATACGAGGACGCGATCGTAAATAATCTAGCCGTGAGATTAGCTCCGGAATTCGGCAAGCCTTTAGATCCTCTCATCATGGCGTTCGCGGATAAATCTCTCGCGAGCATTAAGAGAAAGAATATCAAACCTGTTTACATGAAATCTGACACAAGCGGTATGGCCTCTGGTGGTCACAGCTTTAACGTTATCACAGGTGAATAGATGAAGTTTCAAGGATTCGTCGGCCCAGCTTACACATTAAAATCTGTTAATGTCGACTGTCAGCGATGCGTGAATCTGTATCCTGAGATTATCGAGTCTGGTACTGGCAAAGAAGGACAAGTCGCTTATCTTAAAAGCACACCAGGTCTTCGCAAGCTATTTACCGTAGGTGATGGTCCTATCAGATTAATTCTAGCTGATGATCCTGCTGTTCGACCTTTTAGTCCTCCTAATCGCGTCTTTGTTGTAAGCGGGAATAAAATATTCAGATGCGCTTACATTGTAGGAACTGACACTTGGGAAACTCTAGAGCTCGGCGAGCTTGAAACTAGCACTGGCCCAGTCAGAGGCGTTGTTTACGACATTTCAGTTACAGATACTTATATGGTGCGAGCAGTATTCGTTGATGGCGATCATCACTATGAATATTTCCAGCGAAAATTTGCCGAAGACCCTGTCGACGAGGAAGTCTTCGAATCTGAAGATGATGGCGGATTTACTGCGACACCTAATCCAACGCACGTTGTTTGGCTTGATGGTTACTTTATTTTCACAGAAAAAGACACAAACAAATTCTGGGTCTCTGCCCACGGCAACCCATTTGTCGACGCTTTAGACTTTGCATCAGCAGAAGGCGATCCTGATAAAATCGTGTCTATCATAGCGAACAACCGCGATCTTTGGATATTCAATGAAAAGACAACTGAAGTCTGGTCGAACACCGGAAACGCAGCCTTTCCATTTGAACGTGTCTCCGGCGGGTTCATCGAAAAGGGCTGTGTTGCTCCGAATAGCGTAGCTAAAATTGAGGGTATAATCTTCTGGCTCGGTCGCGATGAAGCGGGTCAAGGGGTCGTTTATGCGGTACAGGGCTTAACTCCCGCAAGAATCTCAACTCATGCAGTTGAGCAAGCAATCTCGTCGTATGCCGATATTTCATCTGCGACGGCTTTCACTTATCAATCAAACGGACATTCCTTTTATATTTTGAATTTTGCAGAAGCGACTTGGGTCTATGATTTCTCAACTAAACTTTGGCACGAGCGAGCATTTACGGGCGACGATGATCTAGAGAGACACCGCGCGGACTGCCACGCATTCTTCCCTGATTTTAGCTTACATCTGGTCGGTGATTATGAAACCGGCGACGTGTATGCGCTTGATGACGAGTATTACACTGACGATGAGACGGCGATCACGCGATTGCGAGTCGCACCTCATGTGAGTAACAGTAAAAAGCGACTGTTCTGCAAATCACTAGAGATCGATATGGAAACAGGCGTCGGCTTAGACGGTGCGGTCTTAGGATCGGACCCTCAAGTTATGATGGATTTCTCTGATGATGGTGGCCACACGTGGTCGTCAGAGTCTTGGGTATCTGCTGGCGGCAAGATCGGCGGAATCGGTGACTTTATGAAGCGCGTGATTTGGCGCAGGTTAGGTTGTTTTTATGACCGAGTATTTAGAATCAAGATCACAGATCCAATTCCAGTAACAATTCTTGGTGCTGAGATTGATGTCGAGCCGGGGAATAACTAATGGGAGTATTTACAGCACTCCTTAAAGTTCCTTCACGAGATAAATTCATGGGAGCCGACGGCATCCCTGTTCCTGCGTGGCTTCATTTATTTGAACTCATCAGAGATAGATTAAATCCGCTGGGGCTTGAGCAATCGTTTGAACTCGTAAATAACAAATCGACTGCGGATAATATCGTTGGGCTTACTTTCGATTCAGCAACCATCAGTCACGCGATCGTCGAGTATCTGATTCAGCGAGTGACAACCGGCACTGGGGCGACTGAGCTCGTTCAAGCCGGGATTTTTCATTTAGTCTTTAAACCTACATCTAACACGTGGGAGATCGTCGCCGTCGGTACTCCGGGGCCTAGTAGCTCTGGGATTACTTTCTCAGTCACAGCAACAGGACAAGTAAAATACACGTCGTCGAATATCACAGGGACTGCATCGATCTCTCGAATCGTTTGGCGATCACGCACAATCAGCGCAAAGCACTCTACTTATTCACAAGCCGGAGCCAGATCGTGACAGAAATTAAAAATACGCTTTATGCGAAATACATTTACGCAAAAGAAGGCACTGAAGTCATCGAGGATGAGCTCGGGTTTTATATTTATAAGGTCCTCGGCAAAGAGTGTTACATCGCTGACGCTTACACAGTGCCGGAGGCGCGATGCTCTGGGCAGACAAGAAAAAGAACAGAACAACTCGAGAAGATTGCAAAGGCTAGAGGCTGCGATTTTATCTCAGCAAAAATTTACATCGCAGATGCGGATGCTTCAAACACACTAATGGCAGCGCTTCGTATCGGTTTTCGTATAGCCACGGCTGACGCAAGAAACTTAATCATCGTTAAAGATATCAAGGGAGAATAGATAATGGATTCAATGGGTGGGGTTTTTGATAACTCAGGTACATTTTCAAATTGGCTATCAGACCCGATGGACTTGTCTGGCGAGCGAGGAGGAAAAACAGCGGCGGCGGCTCAAACACACGCAGCCAACCAAGCTGATGCTACTCTTCGTTACATGTATGACACTCAACGAAAAGACTTAGCGCCTTCTAGAGAGATGGGCTTAAGAGCTGCAGCGCAGATTGAAGATCCAAACTTCATGAAGAATTGGCAGAAAGATCCAGGTTACGAATTCCGCTTAGCTGAGGGTCAAAAGGCTATCAACGCATCAGCATCAGCGCGCGGTATGGGAAACTCAGGCGCTACCATGAAAGCACTCACGCAGTACGGACAAGATCACGCGACAAACGAATACAACAACGTTTACAATCGCAACTATCAGAGATTGTCAGGCTTAGCCGGAATCGGAAACGCATCAACTCAAACTGGAGTAGGTGCTGCTGGACAATTCGGAGCTGCTTCGTCATCTAATCAGATTGGTCTTGGCAACGCGATGGCAGCTCAGCAAGTGGCGCAGACTGCTGGAAAACAACAGATGGCTGGAGCTATTGGCGGCGCGATATTCTCGGACTCTCGATTAAAAACTAACCTCGAAGAAATCTCAGCTACAGATCTTGCTGAAATGCAAAAGCATCTTAAAGCATACGCATTCAATTACACCTCTGCTGAGTTCGGTGACGGCGACTGGGTCGGCGTTATGGCTCAGGATTTAGAGAAATCAAAGCTCGGTCGCACACTTGTTATCGAAGATGAGTTTGGAAATAAGACTATCGATCAAAAGAAAGTTCTCTCTATGTTCCTCGCAACTCTGGCGGTGAAGTAATGGCTCAATTAGACAGTAGTATTTATTTTCAAGGCCAAGGCGCGCTTGCAAGGGGATTTGAGCAGGGCTTGTCTATGGCAGATATGATGCAGAAAAGAAAAGCTGCACAAGCTGCGACTGAGCGAGAGTCAGGCATGGAGAAAGCTTACGCTGCAGGGCTCGTAACCGGACCTGACGGCGTTGCAACTTACGATGGCACAAAGACAATGTCAGCACTCGCTGGCGGTGGCTTCGGGAAAGAGGCAGCTGCTTTTGATAAGAATCTGAAAGCTGATCAAGCGGTTCAATCTAAAGCGAAAATGGAAAAGCAGTTGCAGCAGATCGATATCACTTCCCGGTTGTTGGGTTCTGTAAAAGATCAGCAGTCATATGACTTCGCAAAAACGGAGGCTGCAAAATACGGAATTCCTGTCGAAGGAATGCCGATGACTTACGATCCAAAACAGATCGAGTTCATGGCAGGCCAAGCTCTTACGATGAAAGATCGCATCAGCAATCAGTTCCAACAACAAGCTGCAGAAAGAGACGAGAGACGGGTCAGTATTGCTGAAAGAGAGTCACGTAATAAGTCAGCAAGCGGCGAGAAGCTCCCGATTGATAAAAAGAAATTCGTTGAAGCTCTTTCTTCTAAGAACGCAAGCAAGGCTTCAATCAAAAGTCAGATCGATGCGGTTATGTCTAATTGGGATAATCTATCAGAAGATCAGAAGGTTTCTCAGGGTGGGCAATTACTTAAGACTTTGAACTCTGCCGAAGGAGCTGATGCTATCGGGGTTGAAGAGGCAAAGCGTCTCGGATCTAAATTAGAATTCGCATACGGAAACTTTAGAAACTCCAACCCAACTCAGTTCGGACGCGATCTCGATGGTTTCAAGGAGCAAGCGCGATTAACATCTGAAGCAATTGGAAAGTCTGTACAGACCAACCAGGCTCAAGTTGACGAAGCGATGGGTCGCAAGTCTGCTGCAAAACCTCAGACACAAGCCCCTCACAATGAAGCTGTAATGTGGGCTCATAATAATCCGAAAGATCCAAGATCTGCAGAAATCTTAAAACGAAATGGAATTAAGCCTGGCACAGCTCAGGGGGGCTTGTAATGGGTTTCGATCCTGATGCATACCTAAAGCAGACTCAAGCGCCAACACAGGGTTTTGATCCCGACGCGTACTTAAAAGAAACTGCTGCTCCGGTCCAAAAAGAATCTGGCGGTGTTTCTGCCGTTCGTAAAGCTGTCCAGGGGGCCACTGCGGGGTTTTCGGACGAACTTGCTGGCGGAGTTGAGGCGATCGGACAAGCGCTAGGTAAAAAGGGTGCTGGCGGCGCATACAAAGATATCGCTGACGACGACCGGGGCCCAACGCTCGACTGGGAAGTGTTGCGAGATGCTTACAAGCGTGGGCGTGATCGAGAGCGTGATGTCCTTAAGAAAGACTCTAAAGACAATCCTAAGATATCGGCTGTCGCTGAGCTCGGCGGAACTTTAATCTCGCCTGTTAATAAAATCATGCCTGGGGCTTCGATCGTAAAGCAAGGAGCTGCGAGCGGTGCAATTATGGCCGCTGGCGGAAGCGAAGCCGAATCGGTTGGTAAACTCGCTGCTGATACAGCGGCGGGAGGAATCTTCGGAGCCGGTCTTGGCAAAGCAGCGCAAGTAGCTTCCCCACTAATTCAAAAGGGCGTAAGCAAAGTCGGGTCTGCTGCAGGAGATTTAGCCGAACGCTTCGGAGTGCGCGCGCTCGGTGGAGAGCGAGCAACCATAGACAAACTCGGTATAAAAAAGTCTAAAGAGGCAGCACGACAAGCGATCGACGAAGGGATCTTTAAATTATCTGAATCGACCGAAGATCTTGCGCGTAAGAACGCAGCAGTAAAAGCTCGCGGCGGCAAGATGATGGGCGATGTTTACGATCAGATCGATGCTCAGGGAGCAAGTACTTTCAACCCTCAGAAAGTAGCTGAGAAAGTTAATGAAGAAGTCGGCGGATTTTGGAGAAGCGCAATCAATAAGGGTGAGACCAAGCAGTTTGAAAACACGCTCGAGTCTATCCTCGTTCGGGGCGAATCTAACATCCCGATGCGTGAGGCTCAGGCGCTAAAGAACGAGATCGACAAAGTAGCGAACTGGAAAAGCAAAAACCCTCCAACTGACAAAGAGCAGATTGCCAGAAGTGCAGTCGAAATTATTAAGAATACAATCGATGAATCTGCTGCCGCTGGAGCTGAAACTATCGGTACTAAAGGACTTAAAGAAGCACTTGATCAGGGAAGAAAGCTCTACGGCAACGCTAGCACTGCTGGAACCTTTATTAAAAATAAAGTGAGCCGCGAAGCTGGGAATAATCTGATGGGTCTCACTGATTGGATCGCAGCATCTGGAGCTGGCTCTTACGGAGCTGCAACCGGCGATGTCGAAGGTGCCGCAGCTGCATTTCTGGCTAAAAAGGGTTTACAGAAATACGGGCTTAAAGCAGCTACACTCGGTTTCGATAAAGTTTCGAAGGCTCTTGCGAAAGCGCCGGAATTTGCGGCGCTCTTAGAGAAAAACCCTGCAGCATTTAATGCAATCGTTAAGAAGTTTGAAGCCCCAGGTGCTATTGAAAGGTTTCTTCCTAAAGCCGCAGAGAATGACGATCCGCCAACTAAAGGCCCACAGAAATGGGCTAACGACGGTATCGAGATGATCTTGAAATCAGATCAGTCAGATATCGATCGCGAGACTTTAGAGAAATTAAAAGAAACCAAGCGCGGACAGATGCTTTTAGAAGAGGCGTCGAGCGCGAAGAATAAAAAAGCCATGGAATCAGTACTCAAAAAAATCAGATCAGCATCATCATCGAAGGGGGCCGAGTAAATGGCAGCAGCTCTACCATGGATTAAGCCTCAATTCCCGGACGACAACGGGAACCCGCTTCCGGGCGGTAAGGTCTGGACTTATCAAGCCGGTACTTCGACGCCGATCACGAGTTACACAGACTCAACGGGCTTAGTCCCGAATACGAATCCTCTAATCTTAGATTCTGCTGGGCGTGGTGATATATGGCTGATGCCAGGATCTTACAAGATTGTTTTAATGGACGCTGACGATGTTGTGATCTGGACGAAAGATAAAGTAAAACCTGCCGATGGTGGTGGCGGTGGTATCGTCGATTCCGATTACGTCTATGAGGGATACTCGGCGCGATTCTCAGAGAATATCCTTACGACAGGACTTAGCGACACTCTAGCTCAGATCTTAGATCTTCAGTATACAGGTCCGGCAATTTCACTTTCTGGCTCTGGTAGTACGACGATCAGAGAAAAAGGGACGAGCGTTGCCTCTACATCTTTAACAGCGACTGTTACGAAGCGCTCTGACCCGATTGCTGCGGTTCGCTTCTATCAGGGTGCTACTCTCATTGACACGAATACAGGCACGATTCCAACCGGCGGTGTTGAGGCTCATACTTACAGCACACCATTTACAGATACGATTTCCTTCAGTGCTCAGGCAGACGATAACGGAGCCACAGGCGGACCTACGACGGTCACTGCAGGAGTTACGTTTACTTTCGTGTATCCTTACTACCACGGGGCAGGTGCTGCGGCATTATCGGCTTCGGGCGTTGGCGCTCTTACTAAGACGCTGATTGTTTCAACTGCAACGGTCACGAAAACGATCACAGTCAACGGATCTCAGAAAATGTTCTTCGCTTATCCTGCAAGTTACGGGGCGCTCACTTCGATCCTTGACGTGAACAACTTCGATGTTTTCCCAGATTGGACTCTTCGAACGGAGAACATTACGGGACTCGACGGGGCTGCTGTTTCTTATCGCATCTATGAATTTAACAACACTGCAGTTGCTGGGGATTACTTCTTCAGCTTTAGGAGGTAGCCATGGCAGGTATTAAGGTTTCCTCCAGCTTCGATCGTCAAGTTGCTTTACCGCTAGACGATAGCTTTATTAAAGCCGATACGACGGCAAGAGACGCGATTGCGACTGGGGTCCGATACGACGGCTTGCTCGTTTATACAGTCGCAGATTCTACGCTCTGGCAGCTTCAAGGTGGCATCACGAATGCTCACTGGGTAGAACCAGCGGGTAGCGACGCTACGAAAGCAAATCTCGCAGGCGGGAATACTTTCACGGGCACTCAGAACTTTTCGAATGATGCGATTTTTGCGGCCTACCTAAAAAGATCTACTGCACTTTCTATCATCGCGAATTCCGGGGGTGGACAAGCAAGCGCAACAGTGATTACGAAAGATATTAACCGCGTCACAACTGTTGCGGTGGCGGGCGACTCCGTAAAGCTTTCTTCGATCGCGACTGTCATCGGCGTTGGAGCTAGTATCTTTATCCAAAATGATGGGGTCGCAGACCTTCATGTTTTTCCGGCAAGTGGGGAATTCATAAATGAGCTCGCGGCTAATATAGCAGTTGTAGTTAAGCCCGGATCCAACATTATTTTCTTCGCGATCTTTACGAATACCTGGAAATCGTTCTCAGGCGGCGGAGCTTTGCCGCTTACTACTAAAGGTGACTTGTTAGGCTTTACGACAGAAGCTGCAAGACTTGCGGTGGGAGCAGACGGAAAGATTTTAAAAGCAAATTCCGCGACTACCACGGGGCTTGAGTGGGGCGACGCTCCCGTTGCTAACGTGATCAGGGCTGGCAGAGCAACGCTCGCATCTACAGATCAAACGAAGTCCGTTACTTTCAGCTCGGCCCTCGCGAGTGCTAACTACGCTCTCACTTGTAACTTCGAGAACACGACGGACACAGATCCGTTTTTCATTCAGCACTTCATATCAGCGAAATCGACAACCGGGTTCACTGTGAAATTCAGCGTTCCCACAGACTCGGCTAACTATGTCCTTAACTGGACTGCGATTGAAAATGCATAAAGGAGCTTTCATGAATTATTTCTTAAGATACTTTCTAACCACAGCTTTGATCTTCTCCGGCATTCCTTTGCAAGCACAGACTGCGATCAAAGGACCTGCTCTTATCGAGGGGACAACGACCGTCACGGCAGCTTCGGGAACTACAACGCTGACCAAAGATTCTAACCCTGTGCAAATCATCAATGGCACTTTAGCTCAGACAATCGTTTTGCCAGCAGCTACCACTTTGCCAGTTGGAAGATCTTTCGAGTTTTACTCAACGACTACGAAAGTTGTCACGATCAACGCAAACGGCGGGACTCTTCTAAAGAATCTTTCGCCGAATGAGAAATCTAAATTCAGACTCACAGCGAATGGCACTGCTGCTGGAACTTGGGCAGTCGAGAACAACGCTGCTGTGAATGTGGCTCAGGCGACTTTTTTCGGAGGCATGGATCAAGCTGGTGCTTCTGGATGTAATTACACAGAAAACACGTCAACGAGCGAAACTGATTTCAAAGATCTTGGAACAGGGACGGGATGCTCGGCTTGGACAATTAACACCGGCGGCACGGGAACAGTCGCGGCGGTTGGCACAAATGATCACCGACTAACAGCTTCGGGAATGGGCGCGGGATATTATGAAATTCAGATCCAAGGAGGGCCTTGGGCTGATTCTGCGGGAACTGTATGTAACTTTAGACTAAGTGACGGGACTAACACCTATCAACCGCAGACACTTTTTGCCGGAAGTTCTTCTACCGTTTCGCCAACGCTAACCTATGGTGCTAATTACAGTACCGCGCCTGGAACTCTAACTTTCAAAATTCAGGCAGCGGATTCCAGCTCTGGCGGTTGTTGGATCTACAATGGAAATGCCGGACGTAACTTATCATGGAAAATTAAATACTTTCCCTCGCAATCTCAAGCTGTCGTTAAGATGGACCAGACGAACTATGACTGGCGTTCATACACTCCGACTTTTACTGGATTCGGAACTCCGACGAATGTTGAGTGTCAGGAAAAGCGAGACGGTGCAGATAATTTAATCCGCTGTAAATTTACTCCGGGCACGACAACTCCAACCGAAGCAAGAGTGTCTCTGCCGACAGGATTAGTGGCTGCTGGGACTTCAATAATTCCAAGCATTCAAGTCGCGGGCGATTGGACGGGGACAACGGGGATACCAGCGGGACCTGTAGTCCTCATTGAGCCGGGGGTTGCATATGTAACTTTTGGATATATGAATGCGACCTACTCAGGCTTATTTAAGCAAAACGCCAATAACATGACCGGAAGTAGTCCGCTTTCATTTACTGCGCGGGTTCCAATTTCAGGATGGACTGGAAATCAAAACGCTCCTCTCATTTCCGGCGGAGTGACTTCATCAAGTACGGGATTAGAAAATTTAAACCGTGCTCGCATTAGCATCACGGGAGCCTCAACCTGCACTTTCACTCAAACGGGTGACTGGGTTCTGAGCTGCACTGCTAGTTCTAAGATCGCAACTGTCACTTTTAAAGCAGGCTACTTTTCAGGCGCCCCGGATTGTTGGGGAACAACTCAGGGGTCAGTCGGCGATACGCACTTTCGATATGACGGTGGCTTGCCGACCACAACATCAGTTGTTTTTAGAGCTGCTGACAATACCAATACGGCACAGAACGAAAACGTCTCGCTGTTTTGCTTGGGGCCTCGCTAATGAAAATAGTTTTAATCCAAGCTCTGATTATCGGGCTTGTTGTTTTTGGATTTATCTCTCTCGTCTCTGGATGTGCAACACGAGTCGCCAAAGAGGATTGCTTAGCTTCCTTCTCGGTCTCTCAACTGATTAAGGGGGAAGAATTGGATTGGGCGAAAGTGCAGCACTGGAACTGCAAAAAATAACAGTTAGAGACCCGCGCACAAGGACAGTGCGTGGCAAGGGGAAGCAATGGAATTTCAGAAGTTTGTAGAGTGGGCTTTTTTAGGAGTTATCAGCGGCGGGGTAATTTACGGAGTCTCAGTATTAAGTAAGTTACACGACGATCTAAAAGATATTAGCAAAGAGTTTGCGAAATTCACCGAGCAGCTACGTTGGCACGAGCGATGGTTAGAGCAGCACGATACTGACATTAACGTGCATATTAAAAGAGAAAAATAAACGCCAATGATGGCGACACACGAGGAGATAAAATGGATTCAAAACAATTGTTGGAAGATATTAAGCCAGAAGTAAAAGGCATCGCAAAAAAGGTCTATGGATTCAGCAAGCAAGCTTTAGTGGAAGCTGCAAAAGAATCTAAGACTCCGCTTGATGACTTGGCTCTAGATGCTTTGATCAAATCATTTGAATCAAAGATCTTAGCTAAAATCGAGAGCATGTAATATGTGGGTCGCTTTAGAGGAACTCTTTAAAGCGGTTCTTTTTAAGGCTACAAGCGGGCTCGTTGGATGGCGGGCTTGGCTTGCAAAGCTCTTAATTAAGTACGCGCTTAAAGCAGTTCGCAGACTGATCAATTATGCAAAAGTGAGTAAAGAAGTAAAAGAAAACCTCAAAAAATACGAGAAGGTGATCAATGATCCCAATGCTACAGCCGACGATATTGCTGATGCTGGCGACGATTTTCTTAAGTAGTTGCGGCGGACTTCCGAAGGTAACGCTTCATCAAATCGATACTCGCAATAACCGGGCGAATCCTTTTCTGATTACTAAATACAACGAGAACACTTGCGAGCTAGAACTTCAGCGTCAGCCGCATTTTCCTATTCTTGGCCCACAACTTCACGGAGCCGTGTGTGTTACGAGAGAGGACTATGCAAAGCTTCAGAAGAAAGCAAAGCAGGAGTGTTTGAATGCGCAGGATTTTAGTGCGCAAGATTAAGCGCTGGGCCTTGTGGCTTATGATTCCAATTCAGAAATGGTTTCAGCGTCGGGGTCGAAGAGAAACGATCATGACGAAGAAGATTGTCGGTATCCTGATGTCCGAGATTCGTCCGGGCGATATTCTCTTAAGCTACGAGGCTCAGCGTTACACGAGTATTTTTATCAAAGGGTTTTACGACCATGCTGTTATCGTCTCTTCTCGCGGGACAGTGGTTGAAGCAGTGGGTGATTACTTTATCAACGGCTATAACGTCGGCGGAGTAAGAGAAGTACCACTCGAGGAATGGCTTTATAAGAAAGACCACGTGGCTTTAGTCAGAGTGAAAATTAAAAAGGGACTCGTCGATAAAGCGGCTGAGCACTCACTAAAATACATCGGCAGGAATTACGACTACTGCTTCAGTAGCGAGAACGAGACAGTCTACTGCTCGGAACTAGCATACCTTTGCTACCGTGAAGTATGGCCACCGTTTTTTGAGAGTCTCGATGAGGATCGAGAAATTCTTCCACAGATGTATATCGATTTTGGGCGTTTTCTCTGGTACCTCGATGTTGTCTTAGATACCAAAGAGATGTCTTTAGGCTAATTAGAAGCTATATTTTAAGTTCAACTGAAGTCCGCCCGAATACCCAGTTCCATAGTCGTAAGCATACGCGCCAGCAGTTGAAGTTGCCGTTACACCAACAATGCGGTTCAAAACTTCCACACTTACTCGCTCAGAAGCTTGAAACCCGCCGCCGAATTGTGCGCCAAGAGCTCCGCCTACCGAAAGTGTCCCCACAGCATCAGCGCTTCTATTAAAGGTGGGTATTGAGTAATTTAAACCGAAAGGGAGATAGAACTTTCCCCATCGATACATGGCATTTGCATATAACAAAACAAAGCTGAATGTCGGCTTTAAAACATAGACTCCGGATCCAGAAGTTCCGTTCAAAGTAAGGTTCATCGAATTGATTTTTCTCTCGCTATCATAAGACGCCCCAGCAGACCATCCCCAGTCGTTTGATTCTGACTGAGTGAAATCTATCCCTAGCCCCGCAGCGCTATCCGAATTCATTGTCATACTTCCAGTGCCAGATAAGTTTCCTGCGGTGGCGGTGATGTTTTTGAACTCAATCTTACTAGCAGAGCTCACTAGGGCGTAAACCGAAATTTTGATAGGAGAAGCAGCTTTTATCGGCTCGACTGCTGCGGGTGCGAGCGGGGCGGGCGTTGACTGTGGGGCTACATCTTGAGCAAGTGCGAATTCACAAACAGTAAGCAGAGCCATTATAAAAAGCTTCATCAATCCTCCGGTATACCTATGGGGTTGCATGAATTATGCCGTGTTTATAGCGCTCGTGATAGAGTAAACTGCCCACAGTCTAGTCATGTGACGATGATTAGAGCTCTTTAAAAAAGTCGGTGGGTTTGCACTTAAGAGCTTTAGCGAGCTTCTGGATCCGCTCTGGCCTGGGCCAGTCGGTGCCGTTCTTCCATCCGTACTCTAAGAGTTGATACGACTGCAGGTTGATTTTGAGTCGATCGGCCATGGCCTGCTGGGTGAGACCGCGATCACTTCTGATAAGAGCCAAGTTTTTGCAAAATACCTGATGAATGTTCATGAGTGAACAGTCTCTATCGGCGCTATTTCATCCGATACATGGTCAGTAGCCAGGTAAACGTGAGCTTTGTTATTTTCAGAGTTCTAGTGACGTTTCGGTAATGATAATTATTACATTCGAACAGGTATTTCGAACACGATCGTATAGATGATTGGCATGAGTTTACCTCTCGGGACGCAGCTGGCCCCTTTATTGAACACTAGTCTCATGCACACAAACGGAATGTAAGGGGGAAAATGTGAGCAATATATTGAGGTTGGTCGAAGACGGTGATGTTCTCGATCTAAAAGCAAAAAGGATCTTAAAGGCGATAGAGATACGAGATGCGATTCGGGTTCCTATGAACTCGATTTCTTCTTCGCAAGAGACTGTTCGAGCGTTTCTTGAGTGGGATTTTGAGCACGTGGCGGAGCACCTGGGCGTGAGGTTGAGAGACCTGCGCCCGCCCGTATACGGCCCACAGTTGCCCGGTTCATCCGTGATAATGCTTCGACTAAATCCTGACCGCCAAGATCTCTAATGTGAGCTTCGAAGGCTTTTAGACGCTCAAATTCTAGGGTGTCCACGGATGGACCGCTATTAAGCAAGTTGTTTTGGACCTTTTGTAGCTTCTCAGCATCTTTATCAATTTGCGCCGTCAGCTTTGGAGCTGGGCTCTGGTGGAAAGTGCGCTCCCCCGACGATGCTGCTGCCGACCGAATAAGATCTGGAGTTAGGGACATCCCAAGAACTTGACCCACAGTAAGCTCCGACATCGTTTTTAAAAGGCTTGTGAGAGCAGGCCCATCCAAATCGTCAATCTTCAATTTATCCGCACGTTCGCTTTGGAATTTTGACCAAGCTTCGACGTTTTTCCTGTTGAATTCTTCTGCCCATTTCTTTAGCACCTGGGGATCGCTGCCATCTATGAACTCCCCTTTTGCATCCAGCTCGAGGCCAAAAGATTCCGGCTGAGTGAGTTGCCAAACTTCGCAACCTAAAGCCTTCGCAATTGTAGCCCGGCTTTCCGGAGTACCTTCGGATAGGCCTCTCTCGATATTTTTGATCGTGTTAACATGGAAACCACAAATTTCTGCCAACTGCTCTTGATTCAAATTCAGAGCTTTTCGCCTTTTTGCAATGTTTATGGCCAGCAGCGGCTTTTCGGTTTTCATAAAGATTCCAGCATCTTGTAAGTTTACACTGTTAAAATGTACTTTCAGCACAGTAAAAATGTACTTTTGCATTGCAAAAGGACAGAAATACTGTACTATTGAGTCCATGAAGACAGTAAACCGAGCACTGATCGATGCATGGGTCGAAAAAAACGCTCCCGATGGAGTAATTAAGCTGGCGCAGAAATCGAAAGTTTCACGCCATTCAATAGCACATATACGGATCGGCAAAGTGCCGCGTTCCGAACTAATTCGCGACGCTTTGGCGATCGCGATTGGAGTCTCTGAAGTGGAACTTTTCCCGGTTGTTGGCGCAACTGAAGAAGTGGCCTCTTAGAATTGCCAGGGCATTCGTTGGCGCGAATTCCCGATCAATCCTGAGACGTAAATATCATTAAATTTAAGTTTTTAAAATAGACCGTGAAATGTCTACAGGCGGAGCTTTGCCCAAAAAGGAGATTGAGATGTTCAAAACACAACTAAGCACTCAAGATCTTGCTCAAGCGGACCGGTTTCGCGAGCGTTACGAGGATCCGCTTCCAAAGGCGGACTACTCAACGGGTGAGGGGTTTATTCGAATCGGTGATGAGTTTTTCTCTGTCGCTGAGCTTGAGGCAGAAGCTGTGAAGCATCCTCAGCCGCGTTCCCATCCGATCAAGCCCAATCATTTTTGCCTGCAAAACGAACTCGATAAAATTAACGAATACTACAAGCGCTTTCCCGAAAGGAAAATGGTGAAGTAATGTTTAAAAAAGCCACACGAAAACAATCGAAGCTGAAACTCGCACTCACAGGCCCAAGTGGATCAGGTAAAACCATGTCTGCTCTTAGACTCGCGACTGGAATTGTCGGACCGAATGGAAAGATCGCTGTGATCGATACTGAGAACGGGTCAGCAAGTCTCTATGCAAATAGCTTCAATTTCGACGTTTGCGAAGTTCATCCGCCATACACAGTTGAAGCCTATCAAAAAGCTGTCGATGCAGCAGAAACTGCTGCCTATGACGTGATCATTATCGACTCGATTTCTCATCAATGGGCGGGTGAGGGCGGATTGCTTGAGCTGAAAGAACAGATGGATGCTCGCGGCAATGGTGGAAGTAAAAACGGATTTGCAAACTGGGGAGCTATCACGAAAAAGCATGAGGCCTTTAAGTCTACACTGCTTCATTCTCCAGCTCATATCATTACGACGATGCGATCGAAGCAAGAGTACGTTCTTCAAGATCTTAACGGCAAGCAAGTGCCTAAAAAAGTAGGTTTGGCTCCGATTCAGCGAGACGGGCTTGAGTATGAGATGACTGTCGTTTTTGACATCGCTATGAACCATGAGGCAGAGGCGTCAAAAGACAGAACGAATCTCTTTAATGGAAAATTCTTTCAAGTGACTGAGGAGATCGGGCGTCAATTGAAGGAATGGCTGGATAGTGGTGAGAAAGTTCAAACTCCCGCGAAGCGTCCGGAACCACAGAGCACTGGTGTTTATCCTAATCCTGCGTCTATCGCCAAAGAATCCCGTAAGGTTTCTGAGGCTCAGTTAAAGCGGCTTTTCGCTATTCAGAAGAACACTGCATGGACTCATGAAGATATTAAATTCACTTTAAAAGAACGCTTTAATCTCGAGTCCACGAAAGACCTCAACATGAATCAGTACGAGGATATTGTGAAAGCCATCGAGACAACGCCGCCGCCTATTAACCCTGACGAACCGATGCCAGCATAGGGGTAGCTATGGAATTAGATGGAATATGCCCTGACTGTAAAGAGTGGACTGTCGCAGGAGATTCATGCTGCGGGCGTGGAGCGATGGTTTGCGGAATCATTATTGATGACGAGACCGCGCAAGAAATGACGGAGGACGTATGACACGCGAAGAACAGCTTGCGCTTTTATTCAATCGCTACAAGCAGCTAAAAGCCATGAAAGATGCAGTACCTGAGAGTCCCATCGTAGCAAATGAATACTTTGCCAGATCTGCTGCTGTCTTAGAAAAGGTCTTTGAAGTGATCGGGCTCAAGAAACCAGAAGATGATTTTGAATTTAAGGATTTGAATCAAGGTTAATGTTTACCCTGCTCGGCGCTTTGCTTTCTAGGATGGGCTTAGAGGGCACTGAGGGTGTGGCAACAATCCGCCGGGCGGGGTGATTCAATTTAGATATTTTGCCCCGCTGGTGCTTTGCAGTTTTGGGATGGGCCTGGGACGCATTGAACGATTTATTAATTAAGAACCTCTGGCGGGGCTATTTTTAGGGGGAAGAATGAACGTAATCAGAGAACTGAGACACGCAGCGAATATGTCACAAGGGGATGTTGCAAAGAAGATGGGTTACTCGAGTCCACAATTCGTTAGTAACTGGGAACGCGGGCTTTCAATGCCTCCGCCGGGATCAGTTAGGAAACTAGCCAAGGTGTTAGGTTCTGAGGACTTCGAGGATAAGTATATCGAGCACGCTGCGACTCTTCACATAGAAGATTTGAAAACTAAGATTCGGGGGAAATAATGGGACAACACTTGAAGGCAGTTCTTTATAGTCGGACCGGGTTTCCGGACCTGCTAACTCCAAAAGAGGCTGCTGATATTTGTAAGATTAGTGAGGATCGACTCATGACCCTTGCAAAGACGCGGCACGCTCCTTGTGCTGTATTGGACGACGACCAATACTTCTTTTTCAAGAAAGATATTTGTGAGTGGGTTAAGGCAAACCTGCTTGAAATCAATGACGGAAAGAGAATTCAAGTAGAGCTTAAGATTCTAGGCGATGTGGCGGCGGACCCAATGGGAATCCCTGAGGCTCTGCGACCTTTAAGTAAGAAACTGAAAAAGGTAACATTCAGCGAGTCGGGGCCTTGCGTATATTTTTTAATCGAAAAAACCGAAGTGGTTTATGTCGGGCAGAGCGTAAACTTATTATCCCGAGTAGGGTCTCATGTATTGGATAAAAAGTTCGATCACGTCGTTTATCTATCGTTGCCAGAGGAGGTTTTGGCCGATATCGAGACCGCTTTGATTAAACACCTAAAACCAAAATTCAATCGATCCCAAAATTGCGGAACTACCGATGGTTGGCATCATCATAATTTAAGAAGAATCGGATTACTACAAGCAGAGTTAGAGGTAGCAAATGGCAACTAAGAAGTGGATTTCGACTAGAGAAGCGGGCGAAGAAATTTGTAGATCAGCGCGTACCGTTCAAGACTATTGCAAGGCTGGCAAGATTCCAGCTGAGCGCTTCGGACGATACTACATGATCGAAAAGAAAGTCTGGGAAGAGTGGAAAGCCCGGAACTTCGTTAAAGCATCATAACTAATCTCAGGCGAAGGACCGCAAGATGGCAAATTCAAACATTCTGAAATTCAAAGACAAAAAGGGGAATGAATACCCTTATCTTTATATCGATACGCTCAGCGGTGAGTTTTATGCAGTAAAGCGCATCGGCAAAGAGGTAAAGAAAAAGCCTCTCGGCAAGGAATTCGTAAAGGCCAGGGCGCAGGTCTTAAATGCCATCCAGGAGTTAGCATCAGAGAAGCCTATTCAAACGGGCAACAAGATCATCAAAGATTTCTATGAGATCATGCTTGAGGAAAAGAAGTCGGTATCAACCAAAGAGGCGACTCTTCGGAGGATGGATACCATTTGGCGTAATAACATAGCTCCATACTGGGAGTATTTAACCCCTTCGGACGTTGATCAGGATCAAATCACCAAGTTCATGACCTGGCACCGCCGTAAGCATCCTGGCGTGCAGTTTCTAAACACCTTTAAGTACCTCGGTAACATCTTCCAGATCATGATCGATCGGGACTTCTTAACGCCTGCAAAGCGTCCGAAGCTTGCTATTCCGAAAGATGAGCAGAAACACCACGATAAGGAAAAAGGTCGTTACATCTCAGATGCAGAGGTGAAAGCCATTCTCGATAAGGCCGATCCCGTCACCGCTTTGATGATTCGCATCTATCACGCCTGCGGATTCAGAAAGATGGAGGTTGGGAGCATTGAGAAGTCGCGGGTAGTTCTAAACGGAGATCGCTACGTTTTAAAGCTTGATACCGACGACACAAAGACCGGACTTGCCAGAGAAGTACCGCTCCCAAAGGAGATTACGTCTCTCGTTAAAGCGCAGATAGAAAGCTCTAAATCCCTTTTCCTGTTCCCAATGAAGTCTGATTCATCTCGCCACGTTTACCCTAAAGCGATCGATGATGGCTGGATAGCTGGCAAGACCTTGGGAGAAGTAAAGGGCGCGATGAGGATCCATGACCTCAGGCATACGGCGGCTAGAAACTTCGCGACTCTTGGGATTAACCCGATTATCGCGTGCACAATCTTGGGGATGAGCCTTGCTACTTATCAGAAAGTTTATTGCAAACTGAAGGCTTCAGACCTTATACTTGCAGTAGAGCAAAGTGCTGCCCGATTGGCGGCAAAATGACCTTAAAAGCTCTGTCTTGTACCGGATTTGTACCGGATTCATCATGCGAAAAACCGCAAGATCCCGCTATCACTGACAAAAATCAAAATACCAGTTGGTCTTGTACAGACCACCAATCCTTTTCTTTTAACCCAGGATCTCCGTACTTAAGTGTATTGAAATCACTGGGTTTTTTCATGCCCAAAACCCATAAAACCTACTTTCGCATCTTACGCCTCAGCGCGAATATAAGCGTAGAGCGCCGTTTTGAATGTTTCGGATTTGTACCGGATAACTTTTCACTCCTTTCACTTCAACAATCCTTATTTACATTTCAGAGGCCAAGGCCTGACCAATTTCTATCACCAATCTTGAACGTCCGGGGGGATCTATGTTCAACGCAAAAACGCACGCCGTTGTCACGACTGGCGAGGCCGAAAGAAACTATCTTCAAAAATTACGGGAGGTCTACAACCACGAGGTCGACAGGCTCAACACGTTGCGCGGCGAGGAATATGCCCGAACAAAGAGAAGTCTTGAGCGCCAGGCTAGGTTTTACAAATGCATTTCAGGCCACGACATCAAAGATCGCGGAGCTTACCGTGGCTAGGCATACGAACGGTTGGATTAAGCTCTATCGCAGCCTACTTGATTCCGACATTGCAAAGAATCCGAACCGACTTTCCGTCTTTGTTCACGTAATGGGTATGGCGAACCTTAAAGACACTTGGGTGCAGTGGGGAGCTAAGCCAAGACTCTGTCCGCGAGGCTCTTTAGTCACCTCACTTCGCGAACTTTCTAAGAAAACAGGAGCGGACAAGGGAAGTATCGAAAGACAGCTTAAATACCTTGCGTTAAGGGACACACTTGTTGTCGAGACCGAGACACGTGGCACCTTCATATCTATCAGAAATTTCGAGCTTTATCAGAGCAAAGGCCTTGGTGCCGTGACAGATGAAGGACAAGAAACTGACACAGGTGCAGACACGGGTGCAGACGCAACCAGGGACTCTAATGAAGAATTAATAATTAAGAAGGAAAGAAAGAAGGAGGTAACCACTCCTTGGGCTGAAATTCTCTTTCGGATTTGGAACGAAAACAAAGGCCCGCATTTACCGAAAGCGCTCGCGTTGTCATCTGAGAGAATTAAATCTGCTAACCAACGCTTTAAAGAATTCCCTGATGAGGAGTTTTGGACCGAGGTCGTGAAGCGCATTGCCGAGAGTTCATTTTGTACAGGCAACAATGACCGGGGCTGGAAGGCCGACTTTGATTTCTTTTTGCGACCTGGCACTCATCTCGCTGTTAACGAAGGCAAATACGACACTAAGAAAGGCGCGCCACAAACTTTTGGCGTGCTAGGGGCTTAGTATGGGATTTTTAACCTCAGTCGAACACACGTTTAACGAAGTGAATCAAAGAAAGCACCTGCGTGAGGGAATTCTTAAGTTCGGCATCGAGTACCTCGACGATGCGATGGCGGGGATTTTAAAAAACGATCTAATTCTCATCGGAGCGGGCTCAGGAGCCGGTAAAACCCAAACGTGCTGTAACATTGCTAGGGCGAATGTTGCTGCGGGTAAACGGGTGCATTACGTCGCTTTGGAGGCCGAGTACTTGGAGATCGAGCGACGGATTAAGTATCAACTTTTCGCCAAAAGCTTTTTCAATGACTCGTT